CACAGCCTGACAATGTCTATACGTTGTTCTTTGACGCCTTTGTTAGACAGCCTGACCTCACTGAAGACGCTACACGGCTTAAAGTGCCTCACAACGCTGTTGTACAGCTTGCGTTGGCTATGGCGTTACGTGAGAGAGGCGAGACAGGTGGTCAGTCAGCTGCAGAGCAGTTTGCAGTGGCTGATGCAGTGTTGTCTGACGCTGTAGCCTTTGATGCTAACAAGTACGACGAAGACACAACATACGTCGCTGTCTAAGGAACTTAAATGGCTCAACAACTACAAAGCATTACTATTACTGCTCCGGGCTTTGCAGGCATTAACACGCAAGACGCCCCGCTGTCACAAGAGCCTACCTTTGCTGCTGTAGCGGATAACTGCGTCATTGACAAAGAAGGCAGGATAGCGGCTCGTAAGGGCTATGAAATACTGAACGGCAACGATTTGCTAGGCTCTTCAGACGGTGTTGAGTCTATGGGTGAGTTTGTTGCTGCTGATGGTGACGTTACGTTTTTCTCCGCAGGCAACAACAAGATATTCTCAGGCACTACCACGATGGTAGATGAGACTCCTGCAGCCTACAGCATTACAGAAAACAATTGGAAGATGGTTAACTTTAATGACCATATGTACTTCTTCCAACGTGGTTATGAGCCTTTGGTATACGCAGACCACACAGGAACTGTCGTGCCAATGTCATCACACGCACACGCTACAGGCACGCCTCCCGAGGGTCATGTGGCAATTGCTGCGTTTGGTCGCATGTGGGTTGCAGACTTTGAAGACGACAAGTCTACGATCTATTGGTCTGATCTGCTAGACGGTACAGCGTGGTCAGGAGGCTCAACAGGCTCTATAGACATCACTAACGTGTGGCCTACAGGGTATGACACTATTACTGCTCTAGCAGCACACAACGGCTTCCTAATCATCTTTGGACGCAACTCTATCCTTGTCTACGAAGGCGCAAGTAGCCCTGCTAACATGACGTTGACAGACACCATCTCTAACGTGGGTTGTGTCGGCAGAGACGCCGTAGTCAGCACAGGTAAGGACTTGATCTTCTTAGACGACTCAGGCGTGCGTAGTCTGTCTAGGACAATACAAGAGAAGTCAGCGCCCATTGGTGACATCTCTAAGAACGTTAACAACGATGTTAAGTCTTTGTTTGCTGCAGAGACTGGGGACATAAAGATGCACTATTCGCCACGACAGGCGTTTGTGTTGCTCAACTTCCCAGTGCTAGGCGTTACGTACACGTTTGACACACGCTTTCCTCTGCAGGACGGCAGCTACAGAGCTACAACGTGGTCGCACATGAATCCGTTGTGCTTTACAGAGACAGCAGCAGAAGAGTTGTACATTGGTGTGCTAGACGGAATTGCAGAGTACAAAGGATATGAAGACAACGACACAGCCTATCTGCTTAGCTACTTTAGCCACCCACTGAGCTTTGGCAGCACGTCTAATCTGAAGTTCCTGAAGAAGATTAACCTGACCACCTTTGACGGTGCAGAGGCAACAGTGGTATTGAACTGGGCTTATGACTACTCAGGCGCATACACCAAGCAAGCCTACACACTGCCTAAGTCTAACGTTGGTCAGTATAACATATCAGAGTTCAACACAGAGGCTGAGTATTCGTCGTCTATAGCGCTCATCAATCGTCAGAAGATCAACGCTAGCGGACAAGGCACTGTAGTCGCTGTTGGTGTTGAGACGACTGTAGAAGGCAAGTCTATAGCAATACAAGAGCTGAACATTCACGCATTACTAGGAAGGATTGTTTAATGTCTAACTATACTAAGCTAACTAACTTTGCAGCCAAAGACGCGCTCGTTAGTGGCAACCCTGCTAAAGTAATTAAAGGTGCTGAAGTAGGTGCAGAGTTTGACTCTGTTGCTGTTGCGGTGAATAGCAAAGCAAACACTGCATCACCTACGTTCACAGGTACGGCTACGTTTGACAACGTCACTGCCACAGGAACACTAACGCTCTCTACTGTTGACGGCGGTACATACTGATGCTGCCTGTCGAAGCCAAACAAGAGTTGATGTTAAAGTTAATTGAGGCAACGGCAGGTGAATACGGCGTAGAGGAGCTGATAGAGCTGTACTTCTTTATCACAACGCCTGACGAAGATGAAAAGCCTACACTGACTGTATTGGGGAAGAAGTAAATGAGTCACTTTTCAACATCTTTTATTGCAGAAGCAGTAGAAAAAGGTTGGAAACTGCAGCAAGAACTGGTATACTATTCAGACCTTCTTGGCAAGACAATTGTTGTGCCTAAAGGTTACTTCACAGACTTAGCTAGTGTACCACAGATTATGCAGTTTGTAGTCCCTGTAGCGAATGCTAGAAACAGGAAAGCCGCTGTAGTGCATGACTACCTTTGCACACACGGTCAAGAGTTAGGGATTGTAGCAGATCAAAAGCAAGCTGACAAGGTCTTTAGAGAGGCTTTGCGTGCGTTAGGTTTGGGTAGGGTTAGATCAGCAGCGCTGTACTACCCTGTAAGGACGTATCAATGGATAACAGGATGGTTTCGATGAGAACACTATTACTAGCAATTACAGCACTGACACTAGCTAGCTGCTCACAGCTTAACAGCCTTGAGATTACAGCGGAGGACAACGCTATGGCCTGTGTAAAAGGTGCTACGTCAGCGACTTCAGGTGTGTTTGGAGGTAACGTTGCCGGAATTACTGTAGAGCTTCCTCAGTCAGTTGACACAACAAACTGGACTGCAGAGGACTGGAAGACACTCGCTGAGCTTTGCGACTAAGGAGCTAGTATGTCTGATGTCATAATACCACAAAGCCTGTTTAGAGTTGCAGGCAGTCCAGTTGCCTCAAGCGGACTAACTGCTGCTGCCTCTGCAGCGCCTGCGTTGGCAGAGACAGCTAAGATGGGCTTGTTTGGTTTTGACCCTGCGTCTATAGCTTTTTCTCTATTTCTAAACAACATCCTTGGTAAAGAGCCTCTGCTAACAGAAACACCTATGACGCCTGAAGAGGCAGCTAAGTTTGCAGGACAGCAACGGATTAATACGGCTTTAGGCGGCGTCGGCGAAGGCGCAGGTGAGTTCTTGTTAGACGCTATCGAGCAAGCAAGGGCAGCTAACGTCACGCCAGAAGAGATTGCAGAAGCATTGAACACTGCTGATGACGTTACAGCAGGTTTAATTAACTTAACTGTCGGCAGTAATCAACCGTTTGTTGACGTTTCTTCTGCAGGAGGCGGAGGAGGCGGAGGCGGCGGTGGTGGTGGCGGTGCTGCGACATCAGAAGAAACTGTAGACTTAACAGCTGACACTACAGCTAGTGACTTAGATGCAGCTGCTGACACAACAAGCGTTTCTATAGGCTCAGGAGCGACCGCACAGGACGTTTTAGACTCAGCAGCTCAAGGCCCTGCCGCACCCTCTAGCGTCACTCAGAACGGCTCTACGGGCGTCTCAGAGGGTTCTGCAACCGGAGACGGCAGTGGAGTTAAAGCTGTAACAGGCATAGAAGGAGACATAGATACTACAGGTTGGGTTAGAACTTCAGAGCTAGGCGCTGATACAATGGTGTATGAAAATACCATTACAGGCGAGACTTTTGAAATAGACATGAAAGACATAGAAAGCCTTCCTGAAAACGAAAAGAAAGCTATCGAGACTGTTAATAAAAAAACAGGGGCTGTTATAAATACAGGAGCTACTACAGGAACTACCACAGGAGCTACTAATAACAATCTTATAGACATTACAGGCAGTGGTTTGTTAACTATTGCTAATGTCTTAGACAGTTCTGAAGAAGAAACTGGCACTATGGGGCCTTTTCAAACGCAAGATGCTGCTGATAAAGCTGCAGCAGACGCTAAAGCCGCTGCTGACGACTTAGGCGACGATGACGACTTAGGCGACGATGACGACTTAGGCGACGATGACGACTTAGGCGATGGTGACGACCTAGGCGACGATGACGACCTAGGCGACGATGACTTAGGCGATGACGACCTAGGCGATGACGACTTAGGCGATGACGACTTAGGCGATGACGACCTAGGCGATGACGACCTAGGCGATGACGACTTAGGCGATGACGACTTAGGCGATGACGACCTAGGCGATGGTGACGACTTAGGTGACGGTGACGGCAGTGGCGACGGCGATGGTGACGGTGACGGAAACGGCAATGGCGACGGAAACGGCAATGGCAATGGTTTTGGACTTGGCGCTTTAACAGGATTATTAGCTCTTGGTAGAAGCTCTACACCGTTAGCTGACGAGATATATAACACAGAATTTAAAATGGATTACTTGAAACCAGAACTACTAGGTCTGCTTGATCTGAGCAGAGGACGCAGAAGCACAGGAAGGAATACATAATGGAAGGTTTACTTGATTTTCTAACAGGCGACACTGCAGCTAGGATTGCCGCAGGTGCAGGTGCTCTGTACGGCGCTGAAAAAGGCATTGAAAATGTCCGTGGCTTTGGTGAGCAAGCAATGCAGCGTGCTGAACAGGCTGCTGCTGACGTTGCAGGACAGACGCAGTTTAAGCCCTTCACTGTAACGTCGGGCATTGGTGGCGTGTCTACAACGCCTACAGGCGGTTTAACAACAACGTTAACACCTGAGCAGCAGGCTTTACAAGAGCAGCTACAGGGCTTTGGCACACAAGCGTTTGGTATGCTTGGTAGTCCAGAGCAGCGTGCTCAAGAGCAAGCTAGTATTATTGGCATGTTGACTCAAGACCCTAACCAACGCGCTTCCCGCGAACAAGAAATGTATAACAGGCTTAGGGCAGTTCAGCAGCCTGAAGAGGCTAGGAAAGCACTAGAGCTTGAAGAGCGTTTGTTTAACCAAGGAAGAGGCGGTGTTCAAACAGCCCTGTACGGCGGTACTCCTGAGCAACTAGCACAAGCCAAAGCAGTAGAAGAAGCAAAAGCTGTTGCGTCTCTTGGAGCTATAGAGCAAGCAGGCTTAGAGCAATACAGACAGTCTGAGCAGACTCTTGCAGGCTTAGGAGAAGCTAGACAAAAAATGGGCTTGTTTGGTGAGCTTGGTCTTGGTGCGCTAGAGGCTAGTTACTTACCACAAGAGCAACTACTACGTACATTACAGCCTTCTATTGATCTGTCTAACATTGCAGGAACAATGCAGCGTCAGGGTGCTCAACTTGGTTCGTCATTGATACAGTCAGGTTTAACAGGTCAGCTTGGTGCTGAGACAGCTGCAACTAACTTAGAGCAGAGCCGCATACAAGCAATTACTAACTTGTTAGCAGGTCAAATTGGCGCTGACGGACAAGTTACTCAGACTGGTTTGCTGCAAGGCATTCTTAAAGGCATACTAGGTTAGGAGAAGAACATGGCAGGCGAAACTATTAACATTAACTCATTGTTTGCTGACATCTTGCCAGACCCTGCTGCTGAGATGCGTCAACAGCAGTCTGACTTGCTTAGCGTGCTAGACACTGTAGGCGGCGTTGCAGCTCTAAACGCACCACAGCAGGCTCAACAGTTACGTTACGCTGCAGGTGGTTTGTTTGGTGTTGACACACGTACACAGTCTGAGAAGCTGCGTGAGCAGTTAGGCTCTGCTATGCAGGACACAAGCCCAACAGGAATGATTAAACTTGCTAATTTAATACAGCAGAGCAATCCTGAGAAGGCTCTTGAGCTGCGTACAGCTGCAGCACAGCAAGAAAGGCAGCAACAAGTGGCTAAGCTAGAATCAGAAAGACGACAAGACTTTAGAGACACTGTTGCTCGACGGGCTGCGAACTCTCCTAGGTTCAGACAAGACGCTGTAGCCATTTCAGAAGGCACGCTACCGCAAGCAGAAATAGAGCGTATCTACCAAGAGTTGACCAAAGAAGAAGAAATACAAGACTTAGAGCCTTTGCAGCTTATACTGCCTGATGGCACTCAACAGACTGCTTTGTACGACGAGCAGGGTAACTTCTTTGACGTCACTGACCCAACTAAGAAGCTAGACCTAGAGCAAGGCACACAAGTAATACGCAGCAGTCAAGTGGGAGGCGCTACAGACTATGCTAACCCACAAGAGATTTCTCTAAAGCAGTCGCAGATAGACACTGCTCAGTTTACTACAGGCGTTAACAACGTAATTAGAGCGTTAGAAGAAGCGCCTGACGCAAACACTGCAGCTGCTAGCTTAGGAGGCGTGTTTAACAGCCTTGTACAAGAAGCAGAAACTGTAATGAACTTAAAAAACACTGGGGATAGAAAAGAGTTGTTTGAGAAGCTAGAACTAGGAACTAAGTCAGCAGAACTGCAGAGCATGCTCATTGGTCTAGCCTATCAAGCAGCTAAGGCAGAAGGACAAAGAGGCAGAGACGTATCTAACGCTGACATAGAACGCTTTATGGTACAGCTTGGTGCAAACTCTTCAGACCCAGAAGTTCTTAAGAGAAACCTTACACGTCTGAAGAAGCAGGCACAAGATCGCTTTGCAACGCAATACTCGTTTGTGCGTAACGAGCCTTGGCAGGGTTCTTTTGAGCCTGTTCAGCAACAAGGTACTAAACAAACTCCTGCGGTTGGTTCAGACATCCCGCCTGACTTTGGTAAATAAGGTAGAAACACTATGACAGAAGCAACAAGAGTCCCAACTGCTGAAGAGATAAAAGCAGCGTTAGAATCAGGACAGATAAAAGTAACAGACTTAGGCCCGCAGTCTAAAGCTATCTACGATGCAATGCTTGCTGAAGGAACGACACCAGAGGTAACAGGCAGTAGCATCTTGCGTGACCCTTACCAAGCTGTTGCTGACGTCACTAGAGGCACTAGAGAAACTGTTGGTGGGTTCTTTGGCGGCGATGAGCAATATCAAACTAGCACTGGTCAGAACATTCCAGACCCTTATGGAGGCACTAGCCTACCTGAGCTTGCTATAGGCGGTCTTGAGACAGGTCTTAGCTTTGTCAGTGGCGTGCCTGCTATTGCTGCTGCTAGTATTGCAGGAGGCTACGAAGGCATTAAAGGCTACCTACAGAACAAAGGTTGGTATGACACTATGAAGGACGCTACAGAGTCCATTAATAGTGTTATGGGTGATATGATGTATCAGCCTAGAACTTCAGCAGGCAAAGACATCACTGCTGTTGCTAACTCGCCTTTTATGCTTATTGACGAAGGTACTACAGCAGCGCAGAACTTTGTACAGTCTATGATGGGCGGCAACGTCAACAGGACTGGCGCTGACCCTATGATCGTCACTCAGTTTCAGTTAGTCGCTGACGAGATACAAGGCTTCAGAGACAGAGGCGAGACTGTGCCGGATCAACTGTTTGAGAAAGCTAACTCGCTAAGAGACTTAATTGGTCAGCAAGGCGGTCTAGGACAGGCTCGTGTGAACGACAAAGCCCTGTTTGCAGGCATCTCTACAAAGGCTTTGCTAGACTTCTTGCCTGACCTAGCCGGAAAAGGCAGAGCAGCGGCAGTAAAGTCTCAGAAGGTGTCTGAGCTACGTAGAACAGCTAAAGAGCTTGGTGTTGACCTAACAGGTCTGCCAGAAGATCAGCTACTAGCACTAGCTAACTCTGCTGACATCCTAACAGGTAGTCAGTCTGTTGTTGCTCAGCGTTTAGGAAGCCTTGCAGACAGGCTCAAGAGACAAGAAGAAATAACAAAGAACACTTCAGATCAGCTGTTTGAAGCTGCTCAGAGTTCTGAGGCTTACTACCCACAGCTGCAACTAAAGCTGCTAGATCAGTCTATGGCTGACTTGCTCTCTACAGAGCAGTTTGACCTTGCTAACTTGCGTGTTGCTAGAGGTAGGCTGCAGAAGTTTAACGAGATTGTTTCTGACACGGCTTTTGACTTAGTTGATAAAGACAACAACTTTATTAACGGCTATGTCCCTATCAACAAGCTACATAACTTTAGACAGCTTCTTAACTCAGACATAACTAAGATGCGTCGCTCTACTGACTACGAAGCTAACTCTGAATACCAAGCCTTACTAGGCATGAAGAATCACGTTGACGAGTTCATTGACTCACAGTTTAACGCTGACTTGGTTGCAGGTAACGCAGAGGCGATAGGTAAGTGGAAGAAAGCTAACGACTGGTACAGAGACTACAAGCAGAAGTTTAGCGCCTCTGACGCTGTTCAGAAGATTGTCGATAAAGACCTAACGCCAGAGCAGGTAAAGAACTTGATACTAGGCACTGGTGACGTTGTAGGCAAGGCAGAAGCAGGCTCTATAGTTCAGAAGATGAATAGCATCTTTGGCAACGACTCTCCACAGATGGAAGCGCTGCGTAAAGAAGTCATCTTTGGCGTCTCTATACCGCTTCTATCAGACAAGCCTGACGTTCAGAAATTTATTGACAACGTTGATAAACTAAAGAGGAAAAGCCCGACACTGGTTAATGAGTTGTTCCAAGGAGACGCTCTCAAGAACCTAGAGAATTTACAAGGAATGGCTAGAGCGCAACTAAGAGTTTTAGAGCGCCTAGGAGAGTCAGACATTTCTCAAGCGCGTATACCAAGCCTAAGCAGAATGTTAGCTCTTAACCTTGCGCCGGGCAACACAGGACTAGCTAGAGGCCGTGCAAGCATAGACTTCACAAAAGCTGTTATACAGCCTCTAACAAGAAAGCTAAAACAAGCTGTAGGCAATCCAAGCGCAGAGCGTCAGGTGATGAGTGAGTTCTACGGTGTTAACATGAACAGGCCGTTGATGGGGCTGCAGAACTTCCCAACTATAGGGGCTATACAAGCGACTAGAAGAGCACAAGAGGAAGCGTCAGGCGGTGAAAGCCTTGAGAGAATACAAGGCATGGCACAGCGTATGAGGGACTTCAGTGCCGCTAGGCAGCAATAGGGACTGCAGCGGCGGGGGAGACATCAAAAGAGTAACACGAGTTACACAATCTGTCAACACAAAGGAGCATTACTATGCCAATGGTAAACGGTAAGAAGTACAGCTACACTACGAAGGGCAAAGCAGCGGCTAAGAAGGCTGCAGCTAAGAAAGGCACTAAGCCTAAGATGACTAAACGTAAGTAATAGAATCCTCTGTGCTACCTTAGGATCGTCCCTGTGACGCAAACGAAAAAGCCCTGTAGAGATTGGGATGCTCTACAGGGCTTTTTACCTTCTACAATGTGTTAAATGCCGCAGACACCAGAGGCGCATATAGCCTCACTGTTCTCCTCAAAAACTACCCCTTTGTGCTTCACAGCTTCTTTGTAGCTGCACATCGTTAGTGGCTGTCCACCACGAGAGCCGTCAGGGTAGCAAGTGAAGCCTCGCAGACGCGGTGCATACTTAGCCAAGATAGTAGCGAACTCAATAACACGGTCTTCGTTGTTCAACTCACTACCCCACGGTGGCAGGTTGATCGTTGAAGAGATAGACATGTCTACGTAGTCTTGTACGTCAGCTTGGAACTTCAGGCGACGCTCAAAGTCATTCACCATAGACGACGATGTCTGTATCTTATCAGGATCAAGTCCGTGTGTCTTAATCAAGTCCTCTGCAGTGGCGTCTACAACGTACTCGTACTTCCACTTGTCACCGCCGACTAAGTAGCGACGCTTGTAAGCTACAGCGTACAGAGGCTCAATACCCGTCGTAGTGCCCGCTAGGATGCCTATAGTGCCTGTAGGAGCGATTGCACGGTAGGCTACAGGGCGTGATATACCCCGAGCGTCACAGAGGGCGTTAGCGGCCTTCTCAGACTCGTCACGATACACTTCCAACCAACGATGCAGCTCTTCTGTCACTTCGTAGTCACTGCCACGCTTCAGCAGGAACTCGTGCATACCCATCAAGCCCAAGCCAAGACGCCTGTTCTTGTTTCTGACAGCGTACACTTTCTTTGTGGGTAGCTCTGCAGTGAGTGTCCCTGCGACGAGGAACATTGAGGCAGCTCTAACAATTGTCCTGAACTCATCGATGTCATCAATAGCACCAATGTTAATACTACCAAGATTACAAACGTCACTGTCGTCAGCACTGGTGACTTCTGTACAGGCATTCCTAAGAGTTTCATTCTCTTTGTCTCCAAAGTTAAAGCTGAATCCGGGTTCTCCAGTCATCAGAGCCTGTCTGCAGTTCTCTACAAACGTCTCAGGCAAGAAGCCGTTCTCGATAGCGTCTAAGAACTTGTCATCGTAGTTGAGGCTAATGTTGGTCATGTCCAACGGAGCAGGGAAGTTGAAGTTGTTCTGCTTAGCATCAAACACTGTAACGCCGTCAGCGATGGGTAGCGAGTGCCAGTCCTTTGCTGTCAGGAAGGCTTTAGCGTCGCCGTGCTGCCAGTTGAGTGAGGCGTAGATAGCGCTGCGACGACTACCGCCCTGCATCACGTTTCTGCCTATTTCGTTTATACTGTTCATTAGTGGCAGTGGGCCTGACGCTTCGCCGCCTGTCCTGCCCAGTGGTGACCCGCTTGGACGAAAGACGCTGTAGTCGATGCCAATGCCGCCGCCGCTCATCAGACAGTCGCTTGCTCGTTGTACTAGCTTTCCCCATTCTTCTCGCGTGTCCTCTTCACCTTTGAGTAGATAGCAGTTGTTGTAGAACTTAGCCTGCCTACCTGCGTAGTATATGTAACGACCACCTGCCATGAACTTAAACGAGTTCATAGCGTTGCGTAACACATCCATCTCTTCTTGCTCTAAGATGCCTGTACACACGTCACCGACAATGTCCTCAACCTTCTCAGCCCACGTCTGTGTCTCGTTCAAGGCGTACTTGTTACGGAAGATTGATTCACCAAAACTGTTTCTAAATTCGCTCATGCTGCATTCCTGTCTGATTCTTTAATGAAGACACCTGCACCGTTCATAGAGCCTCTACGGTGTTTGATGTCGTTGTATGCTACTTCTAGGCAGTCCGCTAACGTTGTGTCTGACATGACTGCTAAGTTGTTCAACACGACCATACAGTCGCCTATGTCGTCTTTGATGTCACGTCGTTTGGCAACGTTGTCAGCTAACTCGCCCATCTCACTAACTAGCTTTAGTGTCTGTGACTGCAGTGTGCCGTTAGTAAGGATTTTCCTTTCTCTGCTCCACTCAGTACACAGGTCTATTAACTTGTTAATCTTTACCATTGCACTGCTCCTCTATTAGTTTGTCCAAGTACCAACGTGCTTTGCGTAGGTCTTCTATGCCGTTCTTGTCTTTCCACCTGTGTAGGTACTTGATTAAATTTCCGTTTAAATAGCCTAAAAACTCTTCATTAGACAGTCGATCTGCAATGTAGTCTATACATTCAACTATGCCAGTGTTGTAGTGTTCTGGCTTGTTGACAGTATCAAACATATTGTTTATCCCCGGCCAAGCTGTCTCAACATACTCCCCTTTTTCCTTGTCCCACGTTTCGTGTTTCTTGCTCTTTGTAGCACGCTCTTCAGCCTTGATAGCCTCGTTAACGCGCCTAGCCTCTGCTCTACGTTTCTTAATTACAGCATCCCACTCTTCAGCAGGAGACTTGTCAAGAAAGCTCATCTGTATCTCCTCCCAGACCTTCAACGATCTGATCTAGTTTATCTTCTATTTTGTCCTCAAAGCGTTCTACAAGCTCTGTGGAGTTTATGTCTAACACTTCCAACACAAGCACCTCGTCAAGCATACTCAGTTGGTATTTAACGTCTTTGAATGTAAGACTCATTCTGCTTTCTCCCCAAACTTCTTACGCAGATAAGACATACTTATAGGCAGCTCGTCAAAGCTACCGTCGTTGACTTCGTTGAACACCCAGATGCCCCGCCACGACTGGTTAGTCTGTGGCGACAGGTAGTCTTGGTCTTCTTGGTAGAAGATGCCTGCAAACAGTCCAGTCACTGAAACACCGTCAGCTCTGCGAGCGTAGGCGATGTCTCTGTCCTGTACGTGTCCCATCACGCAGCTTACCATCTTCTTAGTCAGCATCAACTTAGCAGACGACACAGGGCGTCCCATAACACCAGAGGTGAAGTAGTGTGAGTAGGCAATGCCGTTAATCATCTTAACTTCTAAGAACGGCACTACTTCCCAACCCATCTTCTTCAGTCCTAAGTCTTCAAAGGACATCAGACCTTCTAGCTCAGGGCTGTCGTTAACAGCGCGTGTTATGCGATTCTCGTGGTTGCCCAGTAGGAACACTAGCTTAGGACGCCACACCTTGTGCTTGTTAGTGCGCTGCCGTGCCTGCTCTTCACGTATAGGCGCTAAGAAAGCCTCCATAGCCTTCTTACCTGCTTCTACGTCCTGCTGATAGCGACGACCTTCAAAGGACTTCTTACCCTTGTCGTAACTAGACAGGCTAGGAAAGTCCCAGTGGTCGCCAAGGTGTACTATAACATCAGGCTTTAACGAGACAGCGTACTTCCCTGCCCACGTTAGATGCTCAATGTTAGAGTCAGGTTTAACCTGTGTGTCAGGGATAACAAAGTGTCTCATGCTTTCTTCCTCGCTTTACGTTCTGCGTTAGTCTTGCTTTGGTGGCACTCTAAGCACAGCACCTGCATTCCTTCAGCCTCGCAGAACAAACGCTCTGCAAAACCTGCAATGTCTTCGTAGCTGCTTAGCTTGCCTGCAGGGACAATATGGTCGACCTGTATTTCTTTGTTGGTAAACCACTCAGAACACTCAGCACACTGATACTCGTACTTGTGTCTGCAGCCCGTCACTGTCCTCTCTGCGTCCTTCTTAACTTGAAACTTCACAGGGTAGCGTGAGTAGGCTTGACGAAGCGCTGAACGGATGAACTGCCAGTAGCGTGCTTCAGTCCAAGTCTTGCCTGCTCTAGTGCGTGGAACTAGTTGCTTGCCCATAGTGTCTGTCCTCCTTAGACCTCTCACGTGGTGGCATCCACATCTGACCTGCTCTACGACGCAGCCACAACAGCCTAGCGTTCTCTAACGCCCTGTCGTAGCCTAGTTGGTCTTCGCAGATGTCCCACATGTCAGTCTCTTTACGACAGCCGCCTATCAAGTCCTCAGCACCGCCTGCGCCTATACCGTCAACACCGATGATGTTGTCGATAGAGTCGCCTGTCAGTATCTGCTTGTAGAAGCTCTTCGTGCCTGCGTCAGTGCTAACAAAGTATTCTTCTCGCTTGACGAAGTTGTAATGCAGCCCCGCCACTTGGTCAAAGTCTTTGTCAATGCTAACCATGATAGGATGGTCGTTAAGATAGGCAGTAGAAGCAGCCGTAGCTATCGCGTCGTCAGCCTCTTCACCTTCAACAACTACAGCGTCCCACATATCAACAGCGTAGTCACGCAAGACAGACAACAGTATAGGCTTGTCTTTGGTCTTGCGATTGCCTTTGTAGGGCGCTGTCACAGCAACTTCGTTGCGGAAGTTACCTTTGCCAGTGAGGTAGAAAATGTAGTTGTGGTCTGGATAGAACACTAGAGTGTCTGCGATGAGCGAGTCTAAGGCGCGTCTAGCCTGTGCTAGTGCGGTGCTAAAGTTGGCCTGTGCGTCAGTCTCGCACGCACAAGCCACTCGATAGCAGTATATGTCGCCATCGATCAGAAGCATTACAAAGCAGCTTCTAGATCAAAGTCGACATCGCCGCCTTCTTCTGTGTACTCATTCAAGTCTGTAATGACTAGCTTGAGGCAGCTTGGCGAACGTCCTTGCTGACCTGCCGGAGACTTCCAATCATAGTGTCCTACAACGGCAGCAGCTGTTGAGCCGTTACCGACTAAGCAGCCAATCTCGTCACCGCTTGTGTTGTAAGCACGGATGGGATTGCTAGACTTGATAGTGATGAAGTCTTCTTTGTCATCACCTTTGTTGCGTGGCTTCATTCCTCGCTCTTCTAGTGCATTCACTGCAGCGCTAGAGAGATTGCCAAGGTCAAACTGATACTTGCCTGACATAGCGTTCTTGGAGGAAAGGTTAGCCCAGTAGACAGTACCTTTGATGGGAAGTGGCTTGAGGTTAGTATTTGTCATTGTGTAGCTCCTTAATAAAGACAATATAGTCTATCATACGTGGTTAAAAAGATCAATGGGTTTCTGACCAGTTGTTTCCAATCTGAAACTCACCGTCCATAGGGCAACGTAGTCCAAAATCGTCGCCTGCTTTGCGGATAGCATTGCGGAAGTGTAGCCCGACAGCCTTGGCAAAAGCCTCCGGTGTCTCTACCTGAAACTCGTCATGCACGTTGGCGACCATCTTAAAAGGAATACCTGCCTCCCTAAGACTGTCAACACCGTTCAATAGAGCCTTCTTCATCAACGCAGCACCGCCGCCCTGTAACAGGAAGTTGAGTGCGCTGTAGGCCTTGCGAATGCGTATCCTGCGACCGTCTAAGCTAGGTAGACTGCCGTTTGTGTCAGCTAAGTTTTCGACTGTCGTCTTCAACGTCTTCAGAGAAGGAATGTTGTCGAGGAAGTCTTTCTTTAGCTTCTTGCCGTGGGCAGCACCCTTGCCTGCAATGCTGCCTATCTTCTCGTCACCCGCACCGTACAAGAACGCATAGATGAACGTCTTTGCTTGGTCGCGTGTGTCAAGTCCTGCTGCAGCTTGGTTGGCGCTGTGTATGTCACCTTCCAAGATTGTCTGCACGTATTCTTCGTCCTTCATGTAGTGCGCTAGCATACGCAGCTCTAAGCCTGAGGCGTCTATGCCGACTAGCTTGTTGCCTTCCTCTACCGTCCAACACGAACGACACTCGCCGCCTAGCGTAGCCTTCAGCTTCTGCACTGGCGTCATGCTGTCCACAACCTTGCGTGTTGCAGGCACTTGAGCCATGTTAGGCGATATATGCGTCATCCTGCCTGTCGCTGCACCGCTGCTAAAGACACGACCATGCACTCTGCCGTCTGCCTCTACAGCCTCTAGCCACGAACTAATCTGACTAGCCCTTTTCTGTACTAGAAGGTACTCAGCAACAAGCTGTGCAGACGGGTTGTCTATGCCCTCTAGCACGTTCTCGTCTATCTTGTAGCTGCCGCCTTCGGTCTTGTCAGTGAAGCGTATGCCAATGCTCTGTAGGCGCTTGGCTATCTGCTGTCTGCTGCCAACGTTAAACACTTCTACGTTGTCCTTGAGACGCTTGCCTGTCTTCTCTGAGTAACGTTCAGTCACGATAGGTGGAAACTCTGTCTGCAGCTCCACTTCAATCTCACGCATACGATGAGACAGACGGCTGTACAGCTCGTTAGCCTTGGGCAGGTCTATCTTGAAGCCGTTCTGTCGTTGCAGCTCTAGCTCTGCTGTAACGCGATGCTCAAGGTCTATAACGTCTTGGCTGAAGCGTTCTTTAGCCAACGCAGCAAGCAGCTTCTTGTAAACCTTGGTTGTCAGCTCTACGTCACGCTTGCAGTAGGTAATCATTTCCTCACACAAGCCGCCGTCGTAGTCTGTGAAGTCGTCCTTGGGATACTTCAGTCTTTCACCCCAAGAGCGCAAGCTGTGTCCTCCTGCCTGTGCAGGGTTGTAGAGGCGAGACAGCACCATAGCGTCAACGTGCTTCTTGCCTGTGAAGTCCATACTCCACAGCCTCTCCATCACTGGCACGTCAAAGCCTAGTCCGTTATAAGTCACTATGCCGTCGTGTTCGTTCACAAGAGCCTGCAGCGTCTTCGCTTCAGTGTGTACAGTCATCTCACCTGTATCGACATCCTCGGCACAGGCACACCATATCACTGTTTGCTTCATGTCTGTTTCAATGTCGATTGTTAGCATTGCTTGCCTCACAATAATGGATACTCACAAACACAAACCTCTTCCCATACGAAAGACTCTCTTCCGCAATAGTAACAAGTACAATAGTCATTGTTAACTTCGTAGTCGTCTTCGTTACGGCTTTCTATAGCTTTAATTCTTTCTTGAGTGTCTATAAGCCATTTCTTCCTGCCCTCGTAGCTGCCGTCTTCAACACAATCCTCAAAACGCGCTGTAAACAGTTTGTTACCTTCTCCAACTGCCCAGTAATAAATGCCGTTTTCGTCTGTAAGAGCCTCTATGACCGTGCCTGAGTATATTTTGTCAGCTGTCTCGTACACTGTTATTGAGTCTCCTGTTCTAGCTATGCACATTATGCTGCTCCTAATCCGTATCGATGTCTAAAATGTCCAAGCCTAAGTCGTGTACAGTTTTTAGGTCTAAGCGTTCTTGCAGCGCTAAGTCGCCTGTACCGCCCTGAATACACTCCACACACTCGTTGACGTAAGCGCCTGTAGAGGCGTCCTTCAACGTGGCTTCGTAGTCCGTCAGTATTGCATCACACGCTAAGCATTTCATAATAGTTCCTCCAGTGTGCTCTCCACCATCCTACCTGTAGTGCTATCAAAGTAAAGGTCTGCACAGCGTCCAGTCTCGCCGCTGAAGCGATTCTTCAGTACACGCACAGCCGTTGTGTTACGAACGACAATGTCGTCAGCCTGTCCGTCACGCTCAAGCCCTAGCACAATGTCGCTCAGCTGTGCTATTGACGCACTGCCGCGAAGCTGTGACAGAGACGTTGCAGCGCCTTCCTCGTGTCCTTTGTTGTCCGGTCTGCGTAGATGACTAACGACAAACAAGCTAATCCCTGTCTCCTGCACAAGCATCCGCAGCTTAGTCATTATCTCGTCCAACGCCTTACGCTCGTCAAGATTGGACTGAGCCGACACAACAATAGAGACGTGGTCTAGAAAGACGTAGCGACAGTCTAGCGCCTTAGCCATGTAGCGCACACGCCCGACAATGTTGTCCACGTCTGTACTGCCGAAGTGGTCAAGCAAGTAAAGCCGCTCGTCAGCTAACGTAGCGTCAAAGGCTTCTTTGCGTTCCTCTTCAGTGCTTACAGTCGTGGGCAGGTGCAGCTGCTTGTTAGCCGCTAGCGACATAATCGATAAGGCTGTCTTGCGTATGCTCTCCTCAAGAAACAACAAGCCGATGTTGTAGGCTGTCTGCTGCAGCGTTGACCACACCACCTCACGCAAGAACTGAGACTTACCCAGTCCGCTGCCTGCAGTGACAGTGACAAGCTCAGCAGGGCGTATACCGTAGGTCAAGGCGTTGATGCCTTTAAACGGATACACCACCTCTGCTGTCTCCATTGGTGTGTTGACTTCGTCCCACAGAGACGCAGCGTTGACAATGCCGTCAGGCACGTACTTCTCAGCCTTCCAGAAAGCAGCGTTAAACAGAGCAATCTTGCTGTCGGCTAGGTAGTCGCAGGCATCTTTATAACCGTCAAGGTGCTTAATGATCTTGGCCTTGCCGCCGAACAGCTGTCCCACCTCGTCAGCCGCCTTTGTGCCTTGCTCGTCAGCGTCAAAGCAAACAACAATGGTGTCGAAGCTGTCTAGCCACTCGTAAGAGGCTTTGCAGTCCTTCAGAGCGCTGCTTGCGCCGTTCTTGATGCTTACGACAGGGTACTTGCTGCCCATCATCTGATAAGCCGCTAGAGCGTCATATTCGCCCTCTGTCAACGTGACGTATCTGCCGCCCTTGGGAAACAACTGCTGACCGAACAGACCGCCCTTGCTCCAATCGCCGCTAGTTTGGAAACGCTTATCAGGGTAGCGCACCTTTGCCGCCACTGGTGAATTAGGCTCTGTAGGCTCAAAGTAGGGGTATATAACCTGCCCAGACTTCAGCACCACGCCATAGCTCTTCATCGTGGCTGCGCTCAGACCTCTCTCAGGGACGCCAGAGAACGTTTCAGTCGCTAGGGCCGCAAGAGTTGCCTCGAAGCCTTCAAAGCCCGTGAGCGGCTTCTGTGGGACTCTCACGGCTACTCCTGCGCCTACTTCGTCTGATACATCGTGAGCAAAGGTGAATTTCCTACACGAATAGCAAAAAGTAGAGTCGTCTGCGTTGATTGCTAACGCATCAGAGCTGCCGCAGTCAGGGCAGGGCAGATGCGTCTGTTTATAATCAGGCATAGAAGTCGTCCTCGTCGTGGTAGCGAGACTCTAGCAGCTGAATGACAACGAAGGGCAGCAAAAGCTCAAAGCCGCCGATGTCAAACTTGATCTGCTCGCCGCTCTCTGTCATTCCTAAAGCTGTCTGTGTCTCTACCATGCCAAAGTAGAAGCCAAAGCCGTTATTAAAGGCGATTGCCCAGTTCCATTCTGTCATTTGTCTTGCTCCTTATAGTTTCACTTATGCGCTTTAAAGCACGTTATAGTTTCACTTTTCGCGCGTTTGTGATGTTCTGAAGCGCTGAATAGGCGCGTTCAGCGTTTGGGATTTGGTGCAGCCCTGCTGCCCACAGGCAGTGTAGCCAATAAAAGTCTCTAAGGCAATCATCGCAAATAATCCCTCTAGTCTTAACGTCGCCTAAGCAACTCTCACAACGTAATACGCTCATTTCTGCGCCTCCTTTGGCGGTGTCCAGTGTTTAACGATGAAGGCGTTTAAGGCTTCGCCATTGGCAACGTGCCATTGTTTGTGATGGCTTTGACACAGCCAACGCACTTCCAAAGGCTTGGCGTAGTCGTCGTGATGCGCGACTGCTTTCTCATCTCCGCAGACTTCGCAGGGCTTTCTTGTTAGTTTTCCTTTTTTTATCGCATCAAAAACCTTCGCGTGAGCGTTGTTAGCTTTCGCGCGTTTCAGTTTGCGCGCTCTATACTCTTTGTTTGTTGCATAATACTCAACATTTCTAGCTTTCTCGCAGCTCCTGCATTTATTCGATCTGTAGTGCCTTCGTTTTCCTCTGCTGACGTCTCTGTTAAAGTCTTCTACAGGTTTTGTCTCTTTGCACGTAATGCAGAACAAAAGCTCTGTCTTCTCTAGCATCTCAAGTTGTTGCATCTTGTCACCTCTTCATCTATTCAGTCTGTTAAATCCGTGCTATTCTCCTGATGTCTCCCCCGCCGCTGCAGTCCCTGTGTAGCGCCTAGGTGCTTTACTACCCAGTTGAGACGATGCAGCAGGTCATCTACTCTAGCGCTCTGTTGTCGTAGCTCATGCAGCTCTAGCGGTAGGTGGTCTATGTCATACATCACACGACACACGCACGCGCTCTCTTTAACCTTCAGAGTTATGCAGCCGTTACAGTAGAGACCCATTAGCCCACCTCGTCAATGTAGCGTTCCCAGTCATCTACGATCTGATCGTGACAACACTTGAAACCATACTCTAAAGCCATGTTGGCAACAAGCCTGCCTAGCTCTGCGTGCTTGTTGTCCACTAGAGCCGCTGCTATGGCGTCCTCTAGCTTCTTAGCCTGCTCTGCGTCAGTTGGCAACGCATCAGGGCCTAAAGCCTCCCACAGCAGCGCTCTGTCGTGGTAGAGCCTGTGCCGTGCTTCGTCTAACGTTGCTTGGTCTAGCACGTCTAGGTCGTGGTCTTCTAAGTAAGTAAGTCCGTCTTCTTTGTACATAATGCAATGCTCCTATGCAGTGAGTAAAGGCCAAGCAAACAGCAGCGCCAAAGCCAAGCCAGTGCCTACAATGTACGCGATTTCTTTGATGATGTAAAACATAGTGCGTTACTCCTATAGTAAGTCTTTAAGCTGCACAGCAGCCTCGTGTGTTGGTGTGACAATCTCTAGCACGTCTCGCAAGCTCTGAGCTTCATCAGCTCCGCAAACGCCGTAGCGGTTGTTAACGTAGATTATGGCGTGCCTTGTGGCGTATGTCTCAGCACACCACACAGCCTCCTCTAGCGCGTGCTCTATACTGTCAAACTCAATAACCATAACTTACACCCTCCTTTGCTATCTTAATCAATTGCTCGCCATAGCTGCCTAACTCAGCAGCTAGGCTGTCAATGTCGATCTTGTCCTTCTTCGTTGGCTCTTTGATCTTCAGTAGCCTAGACAGATGCCGAGCCTTCGCAGCGTTGAAGCTCACAGTACATGCTCCTGTGCCTTTATCTCAAACGTAAAGCCTAACTCCCTAGCCTTGGCTAGCTGCTCCTTTGTAAAGGTTTTAGAGCCTAGCAGTGCAGCCAGTGAATAGGCTACGTCGTTTGCAGGATAGACTCGGTCTTGTCCGTAGATTGTCTTAATTGTAACTAATGCGTGTGTATTCATTGTTGTTGCTCCTTTGTTGGGTATTATTCTAAACCTTCTCTTGCTATTCCTAGCAGCTTTACTAAATTCTCTGCAATTCCGTAACAATCAACAGCAAGCATCTCAGGAATTAGCTCTTTTTCGACGTAGTCTAGGTATTCTTTGTCGGTCATTCGTTGGTCTGACATTGTTGTAACTCCTCTTTAGTTATAACCCAATGCCGCCATGCCTAGCAAGAATGCGACTAGCATCAGTGCTGCGCCGCTCGCCATAATCTCCACAGCCTCGCGCTCTCTGTAATGGCTGCGGCGTCGCCTGTTCTTCAGTGACAGCAGTAGGCCGCTAACGAATGCTGTGTGGCCAATGAGCGCTATTGCGCCTGCTGTGATTAATAAGACTGTGTTCATTTGTCTTGCTCCTTAGTCGTTTTCTAGTTCTGCGTATGCTTCGTGACAAGCGCCTAGCAGCGTTGCATAAGCCAACTGCGTTGCGTGGTTTGCGAACGAGTCAAACTTCTCATAGCCGATGTCGTCTAGGTAATCCTCGCCCTCGTTAGTGTCACACTCAGCACAGAGGATGATTGCTTTATAGGTGTGGATGACCCACTCGTGACCGTCGCACATCTGGTTTAGCATCTCACCTGCGTCTGTGCCGTATTCTTTCTGCTCAAGCATTGCCGCAGCTGCTATCTCTTTCGCTTCTTGTCGTAGGATGTAGTCGTTGATTCTAAAGTCAGTCATGGTTGTTGCTCCTTATAGTGAGTAAGTATATTGTGGCATCTTTGTACTAACGCGCTCGATAACGTCTGCGCCGCTCATCTGTGCTGTGAAGGCTGTCGGTATTGTGTCAGAGCCGAACAGTTCAGCAATCATTGGGTCGCTGTGTTGCGCCATCCATGTGCCGTCTTCGATATAGAGTTTAACTGTGTGCATGGTTTTGCTCCTTAGTTGTGGGCGCTTTGTTGCGCCAGTGGTTGCTAAGATATACAAGTGATTTTGCCTTGTCAACACTATTTAACAATTAATTTGCATATTTATTGGCACTGCTCTTTGTTGCCTATATAGAAGCTACAAGGACTGGTCAGCTCTGTGTGTTGGTGGCTGTGGTGGCTGTGGTGTCTCTGTTGTCTCTGTTGTCTCTGGTGTCTCTGGTGTCTCTGGTGTCTCTGTAGGCAGCAACACAGTCACACACACTTGTCAAGTCTTGACAGCCTACCCAATCTCTGCTAGCTCTGCAGCTGCGCAGGCTATGCAAGAACCATGCCAACTCTGCAGGCTCTGCAGCTATGCAACTATCGTGCCAACTAAGGCGGGGTAGCAATTTAGGGGCGGGGGGCTGTGGTGGCTGTGGAGAATTATAGTGGTAGGCTACCAAGCACAAAATAGTGCAATTTAGCAACTTAAATTTAACAAAAAAGGTCAATTTAGCAACATAGTCTATGCAATGCT